TTCTAAGAAGAAAAAACCACAAGTCAATGATGAGGATAAAGTAGATGCAGGTAACTTGCCACCTGCAATGGGCGGTGTCTGGGGAGAAGAAGCACCACCTGGAAGAGAAAAGCAAGTCAAATCTTTAAAAAAGAAAGTTGGCAAAGACAAAGCATATGCTTTCGCCTGGGCGCAACATAATAAAAAGAAAAAATAATCATCGGGACCTATATAATGAACCAGCGAATTGCCGAATTACAATCTGAACTCCAAGTACTCGAAGCATTTCGAGACTCTAAGCGAGCCAAAATCCTTAGATCTATGATAGAATATGAGTTAAAGAAAGAGGAGGTTTCCCATGACTACAATTTCAGAAGATCGTCTTGACCCAGATTGGCAAGACTATGAAGGTGTAATTGGTTATGATCTAATTGAACATAAACATACTCTTCAACTTAATAGACATATTCATTGGTTTGATACCAAAGAGGAGGCTGAGGAGTACTTAGTAACACATTAATGGCAACTGATACTACAGGTTATTACTTAGGTAACCCCAATCTAAAGAAGGTTGGTACTGAGATACAATTCACTCAAGAGCAAATACAGGAGTACCTCAAATGTAAGGAGGATCCTGTATATTTTGCTATGAATTACATCAAGATTATTTCTCTTGATGAAGGTATTGTACCCTTTAAGATGTGGGACTTTCAACAGGAGCTCATTGAAAAATTCCACAAACACAGATTCAACATTGCTAAGTTGCCTCGCCAGACTGGTAAGTCCACTACGTGTGTATCCTACTTACTTCATTACGTTCTCTTTAATGATAATGTTAACGTTGGTATTCTTGCTAACAAACTCTCAACTGCGAGAGATCTTTTAGGAAGATTGCAACTTGCATATGAACAGCTTCCTATGTGGATGCAGCAGGGTATCATCACATATAATAAAGGTTCAATGGAGTTGGAAAATGGGAGTAAGATACTGGCAGCTTCTACATCTGCAAGTGCTGTCCGAGGCATGTCGTTCAATATCATTTTCCTCGACGAGTTCGCCTTTATCCCAAATCATATCGCAGAAGCGTTCTTTAGTTCTGTTTATCCTACTATTACGTCTGGTACAAAAACAAAAGTAATTATTATATCTACCCCAAATGGTATGAACCACTTCTATAAGTTGTGGGTAGATGCACAGAAAAATAGAAATGGATATGCATGGTCAGAAGTTCATTGGTCTAAAGTTCCAGGTAGAGATGCTCAATGGAAAGAGACTACTATTGCAAATACTTCGGTAAGACAGTTCACTCAAGAGTTTGATTGTGAATTCTTAGGATCTGTTGACACCCTTATCAACCCAGCTAAGTTAAGATCGCTGGTGTATGATGATATAATGACTAGCAATGCTGGATTGGATGTTTATGAAAACCCTGTTGATAATAATGATTATATTATTTGCACTGACGTATCTCGTGGACTTTCTCAGGACTACAGTGCGTTTGTGGTTATTAATATATCTAAGGCTCCGTGGAGGTTAGTAGCAAAGTATAGGAGTAATGAAATAAGACCTATGCTATTACCGAACGTTATCTATAACGTGGCAAACAATTATAATAAGGCTCATGTACTCATAGAAGTAAATGACATCGGGGAAGCGGTTGCTTCAAGTCTATTCTATGATGTTGAGTATGAGAATGTTCTCATGTGTGCAATGCGTGGTAGAGCAGGTCAAGTAGTAGGTCAGGGATTCTCAGGTAATAAGACACAGATGGGTGTCAAGATGAGTAAGACAGTTAAAGCACAAGGATGCTCTAACCTTAAGACACTCATAGAAGATGATAAGTTAATTGTTAAGGATTACAACATAGTTGCTGAGTTAACTACCTTCATTCAGAACAAGCAATCATTTGAAGCAGACGAAGGTTATAATGATGACCTAGTGATGTGCTTGGTTATATTTGCTTGGTTAGTACAGCAAGATTACTTTAAGGAGCTTACTGATCAGGATATCCGTAGAAGAATATACGAAGAGCAGAAGAATCAGATCGAACAGGACATGGCTCCATTTGGTTTTATTGATGATGGTTTGGAAGATGATGCTATCATTGACAATGAAGGGAACATCTGGACCATTGATATGAATGAGCAAGATCAGGATAAATGGAAGCTAGATGAGTATGGTGATAGATCTTATATGTGGGACTATCGCTGAAAAAGTACCTTTTGATAAATAATTTTAGGAAAAAATGATTATTTCATCAGGAGTAAACGCATGGCTAGCACGCTTCTATCGCCAGGGGTAGAGATACAGGAAAGAGATCTCACCATTGGATCGATTGAGACGGTTGAGGTAAACGTAGGTGCAATTGCAGGTCCATTTGCTAAAGGACCAGTTCTCACACCCGTAAGAATTACAACCGAAGCTCAATTACTTGACACATTTGGTGAACCATCAGATGCAAACGCAGAAACTTGGTGGACAGCCGCTAGTTTCTTATCATACGGTGGCGTGTTGGATATAGTTCGTTGTGCTACAAGTGGTCAACTGACTGCATCGGACGACTCCACAACTTCACCATACACTCTTTCCATTCCAACGAAGGATGAGTACGAAGCAACATACTTTGAAGCGAATGCTAATCCATTTAAGTGGGCAGCACGTAACGTAGGTGCTGAAGCAAATGCTATTCGCGTAGCAGTAATTGACAAAGGTGCAGATGTTTCTTTGACACTTGACGGTACGCTAGCCACAACAACCGTTGGTACTGTAGTTCAGAACACCGCTGGAACCAAGTCTGGTAAACTCTATTCTTGGGATGCCACTGGTAAAGTACTTTCACTTATTACTTCTGACGATTGGACAACTGCTGATGTAGTTGAAAACGGTGTTAGTGACCTTAACGTTTCTACAGTCACTGAGTGGTATGATAACCAGACTGTATATACAGGTTTAAACTGGAGTTCTATTGGACCTCGCCCAGGAACTTCACCATTCGTTGCTGATCGTAGTGGTGCTAATGATGAGTTGCACGTTGTAGTATACGACGCAACTGGCGCAATTACTGGTCAACCAAATACTCTACTTGAGAAGTTCACTTACGTTTCTAAAGCAAATAACGCTAAGACTTCACAAGGTGCTGGTAACTATTACCCACAAGTAGTTCTTGATAAGTCCAATTACATCTATTGGGGTTCTCACGAAACTGATGTTTATGATATCAGTGCTGATCAGACAGCAACTGGTGGTAACATTGCTGGTACTAATAATGATGGTAGTGATGCTACAACTACATTCGACCTCTTCACTGCTCCTAAGACTTACACCTTCCAGAAAGGTGCTGAAAGTTTAGGTGCAACTTCTGGAGAGATCATCACTGCTATTCAAGAGTTCGCTGATCCTGAAACACTTCAGATCGATTATCTCCTTCAAGGACCAGGAGACATTGCAAACAAAACAAACACACAGGCAATTGCTGCTAAAGTACTTAGTGTTGCTTCTGCACGTAAAGATTGTATTGCATTCTGCTCTCCATATAGAGGAGATGTTGTTGGAGTAACTAACTCTGCAACACAAACAACAAACGTAGTTAGCTTCTACAGTAGTCTTCAATCCACCTCATTCGGTGTGTTTGATAACACTTGGAAGTATGTCTACGACAGATTTGCTGATAAGTACCGTTACGTTCCTTGCAACGGAGACCTTGCTGGTCTTTGTGCTGCAACAACTGCAAACGGTCTACCTTGGTTCTCACCTGCTGGTTTGAACCGTGGTGCAATTAAGAATGCTGTTAAACTAGCATACTCACCAACTAAATCCGAAAGAGATACATTGTATCAGAAGAGAATTAACCCAGTTACCAGTCTTCCTGGTCAGGGTATCGTACTCTTCGGTGACAAAACTGCTCTCGCTTCACCATCTGCATTTGATCGCATCAACGTCCGTCGTCTTTTCAACGTGATAGAGAAGACACTCGGTAATGCTGCGAAGGGGGTACTCTTTGAACTCAATGACGAGTTCACTCGTAACAACTTTAAGAATGTTGTTGAACCATATCTTAGAGGCATTCAAGCCGAAAGAGGTATCACTGATTTCTTAGTTGTGTGTGATGGCACTAATAACACTGGTGCAGTCATTGACGCGAACGAGTTCAAGGCTGATTTCTACATCAAGCCTGCACGCTCGATCAACTTTATCACACTGACATTCATTGCTACACGTACTGGTGTTAGCTTTGAAGAAGTCGTCCCTCGCAGATAACTAAAGGAGCAACTAACAAATGGCAACCCAACCATTAGGAATTCTTACATTCCAAAAAGCTATTAGGGGTGGTGTACGCCCCAACCTGTTTTCGGTGGAACATGCTTTTCCTGCTGGAATAGATGATCCAGGAATTGAAGGTGCAGACAAAACTAAGGTAGTTCCTTATCTTTGTAAGTCTGCTGCATTACCTGCAACTAATGTAGGTACTGTTGAACTTCCTTTCCGTGGTCGTGTAATTAAAGTTCCAGGAGATAGAACCTACGAAACATGGACAGCAACATTCTACATGGATGATTCTTTCTCACTACGTAGTGCGTATGAGAAATGGATTTCATTAACCAACGGCGTTGATGCTAACCTTGCAACAGCTGATATTGTTGATACTTGGGAAGATATTACTATCTCTCAACTTGACAAGTTCGGTGGTTCAGCAGGTAGAGGAAACAATGATCTAAAGAATCTTCGTACATATAAATTAGTACAAGCATTCCCAGTTAGTGTTTCACAAGTATCACTTGCCTACGACAACAATGACTCTTATGAAGAGTTTGATGTGGAGTTTGCTTATCAGTACCACGAATCTATCGGTGAAAAGAACACCGTAAGTAGGACTACTGACGCTGCCACATCCTAACTAAATAGTAGGTAGCATAAGAAACCAAAAATATTATGGCAGAGTTATTCGGTTTCTCGTTTAAGAAGAAAGTTGAAAAGGAGAGGGCTCCATCTCCTATTCAGCCTTCGAGCGAGGACGGCGCAACTAGTTATATTGCTGGAGGTTACTATGGTCAGTATCTTGACCTAGACGGTAACTTCAAGACCGAATTCGATATGGTGAAAAAGTATCGTGAGATGGCGATGCATCCAGAAGTGGATTCCGCCATCGAAGATATTATACATGAAGCTATCGTTGCAGATCAATTTGATAGTCCTGTACATGTTAACCTCGATAACCTCGATGTTAGTGAAAGTGTTAAAGGAATGATCCGTGATGAGTTTGAGTATATAAAAAACCTATTTGGATTTGATAGTAAGGCCCATGAGATGTTCCGTAGATGGTACATTGATGGGCGTTTATATTATCATAAAGTAATTAATTTAGATGCACCTCAAGAGGGCATTAAAGAAGTAAGATATATTGATCCTTCTAAGATTAAAAAAGTCAGGCAGATTAATAAGCCTAAGACTGCAGATGAATTTATGAAGTATGACTTCGGTACATCTGAAGAGTATTTTGTATATAATCCTAAAGGGTTGAATAATACTTCTGCTAATAGCGGAATTAAAATTGCAAAGGATGCGATAACCTATGTGACTTCTGGTATCATGGATACCAATAGAAATATCGTATTATCTTATTTGCATAAAGGTATTAAAGTACTCAATCAACTTAGAATGATTGAGGATTCTTTAGTTATCTATCGTATATCTCGTGCACCAGAGCGTAGAATATTCTATAT